AATCAGACTTTCACGATGATCCGCCAGAAACTGTGGCGCAATATAAAGCACTGTACGAGCACTACGCAAAATTACTTAAAGAGGGTAAACATTATGAACCAAAATTCTAAGATTGATCGACGTTGCAAACTTACAGACGATGACGTAAGGCTAATCTTTGAGCTGCACGAGGAGCGGCTAGAGCTGCGTGAGCGTGTTAAGTCGTTGACTGTAGACGCAATTTGTGATAAATTCGGTATAGCGCATTGTTACTACTATGCGTTGATTAATGGCGAGAATCGCAAAGGGGTGACACTATGAGCGAGAATAAGCAATTCATGTACGGACAAGAATATAAGGAAGCCTTAGATACTTATCTGGATTCATTAGATAACGATATTAAGCGGGCGTTGTTGTATGATTTTATATTTGAGTACATGGAAAACCATATGACAAACGAACAAGTGCAGCAATTCATCGATACAGGGGAATGGTGATGGCATTAGGTTATGTACGAATTCATGAGGGGCTTTACCTTGTATACCAAGAAGGCAAACAAAGGTTCGAAATTGACAACGATAACGGTGATTGGGAGCTAACTATCGATGGAGAACGAAACGAGAACATTAAGTTCAAAGATATTCGAGAGGCTAAAAAGTTCCTTGAAAACATTGTCTTAAGGGAGTATACTAACGATGTTGGCTGCTGAATTATTGGCAGGTATACTACTGTTCCTAAAATTTCTGGAGGATAAATAATGGACGAACCACTACACCAACATGAGATGATCGATATGCTCTGGGAATATGAGCAACCATTCATGAGAATGGAGGAGCTTATGGATTGGGCTGAGAAGGGCTTTAGGGATCACCTAAGGGAAATGTCGGAGTCAGAGCTAAAAGCCCGTTACAAACGATTACAGGAGATCTCAGAGAACTATTCAGACTGTATGGACGTGAATGATGCGATGTAAGATCTGTGATGTTATTTTGTCTGACTATGAAGCAACCAAAAAAGACAACGATGGTCAATATTTAGACACTTGTGGTCAATGCTTAGGCAGTATCAGAGAAGCATTACAAGATTTTGATAAAGACTTACCATACAAGTATGATATTGGGCTTGACGAAGACGAAGAAATATGATATTGTATTACTTAAGTAATGCTTAAGCAGTATCATTATGTTTATTAATTAATATTAACCTAAGGAATACTTAAGATGTATAAAGATGTTGAAGAAGTAACAATTAAGAAAGCTGATAACGGTGTTATTGTCTATTTCTTAGGTCGTTACAATGATGGTGAATTTAAGAAGTTCACAATGGTCTATCCTGATTTGTCTGTCGCTTTAGACATGATAGAGGAATTCTATGGCAAGCCAGAGTGAAATTGATAATTACTACGAAGAGATTATTAAGGGCTGCTCTAAGGTGGTCCCTGATAAGCAAGCACTGATTAAGGAGGTCATAGGATTGACTTTAGACCTCTATCGTGCTAATCTAACGACAATCACGAATGAACGTGATCGTGTTTTAACTAAAGGCTGAGGAGTCTATTATGAAGAAAGTTCTTCTAATCGCTGCATTGGTAGCAGCAACACCAGTTATGGCTGCTGACGACACTAACGTGCGTGGCAATAACTCATTCATGGGCGATGGTAGTACCCGTATGGACAATGACGCTAAAGGCAGTGCGACATTCTCAATGTCATTCACTGGTACTGTCGAGCAAGCGTCACAGTTGTTCGGACGTGGTAGCACCCAGAACCTAACTAACACTAACGCAAAAACAGAGGATAAATAAGTGATGTCTGTAATTACTGGCAAAGTAGCTTTTGCTAACTTGACTGAGCATGAATCATTCAATGGTCAATCAACTGGCAAATACTCAGTAGTTTTAAGCCTTGATGAAGATGAAGCACAGAAGCTTCAGAACGAAGGCGTTAAGATTAAAACTTACAAGAATCAACCACAGCGTAAGTTTACTACGCAGTACGAAGACTTCACCGTCATCGATAACGATGGTGAACCTGTATCAAAAGCTTCAGTACGTTGGGGCGACACAGTGCGTGTTAAGTACAACGTAGGCAAGCCACATCCAGTACATGGTTCTTCACCGTATCTCCAAGCAATTCGTGTGCTTGAGAAGGCGGAGTTTGAAGATGCTGATGAAGAATTCTGATGCGGAATTCCTAGAACATCAAAGCTGCCCCAAGTGTTCATCTTCGGATGCGCTTGGGGTTTATTCTGATGGTCATGGGTATTGTTTTAGTTGTAATACTTACATTAAAGAGGTTGATGACGTGGATAACACAGCAACAGTTGTGTCCTATAACCGCCCTGCAGAACTCATAGGAAGCCCTATGGCGATCCCTGAGCGACGTTTAGCACTTGATACGGTACGCAAGTATGGTGTAACCGTAGAAACTGCTTACAATAGCTCTGAGGCGGTCAGACACCATTATCCGTACTACGACAGACATGGAAAGTTCATCGGTACAAAAGTACGCACATTGGCAGACAAGCGATTCTCTACCAGTGGCGACATGAAGAATAACACTTTGTTCGGTCAGAACTTGTTTAAGAACGAGGGACGATTCGTCACAGTGGTTGAAGGCGAGCTAGACGCAATGGCTGCCTTTGAGATGCTAGGTTCTAAGTATCCAGTAGTTTCAGTATCGAAAGGTGCGGCAGGTGCTGTGGCAGACTTCAAGAAGAACATGGAGTGGCTTGAGGGCTTTGAGAATGTTGTTATCTGTTTTGATAATGATGTTGCAGGTCATGAAGCTGCGGAGAAGTGTGCTCAGGTATTGAGTCCAAACAAGGCTCGTATCGTTAATCTAACGGACTTTAAAGATGCATCGGACTACTTGACCAACAACAAGGTTCGTGCATTCACCAACGAATGGTGGGAAGCTAAAGTCTATCGCATGACTGGCGTTATCACGCTTGAGGATGCTTGGGGTGACTTCGTAGCCCGAGGCACTGAGGAGATCATTCCATTCCCTGAATCATTCGGAATGCTTAACTCAATGCTCAATGGTGGTATTGCGGCAGGTGAAATCACTGTACTTGGTGCATTGACTTCGATTGGTAAAACTACGATGGTCAATGAGATCGTCTATCATTTCTGGAAGAACACCAATAAGATGATTGGTTGTGCATTCTTGGAGGCATCTAATGGCGAAGCAGTCGAAAACTTGCTCACGATCCACACGGGACATAATCTCTCTCTTGAAGATCGCCGTAATATTGATTTTGACAAACTCCATACTGACATTATCACTGATGGTAGGATTCTCCTATTGGATCATCACGGAGCGGTCGACTCCGACGAATTGTTCCTTAAGCTTCGTGCAATGGTGAAAGGATCAGGTTGTGAAATTCTGGTGATTGACCCCTTGCAAGCTGCGGTAACTTCTAACGCTAACGAAACTATCGATGACTTCATGGATAGGTTGCTTAAGTTGGCTAAGGAAACCAATGTGTCAGTCATCGTGGTGTCACATATGCGTAAACCTTCACTCTCTAGCCCACATAATGTTAGTGAGTATGATCTTAAGGGTTCAGGTTCAATCAATCAGATTGCATTCAACACTATCTTGCTCTCTCGTGACAAGATGGCTGAGGATGAATACGCTCGTAACTCAACGATGGTTCAAGTAGTAAAGTGCCGACGTACTGGCTTAACAGGTATGGCAGGTTGGTTGTACTACAATAGCTACACAGGGAGATTAGAACGTGGAGAAGCACCAGAGCAACACGCAGCATCAACTGAGGACGAGTTCTAAACGTGAACGTAGAGCGTTGTACATAAATGGTGTTAAAGTTCTAATGGGTGATAAATGTCATGACTGTGGTTATGATAGACATTGGGAGATACTTCATTTTCACCATGTGATCCCTAGGCAAATCTCAGGCAGACCTCCAATGCAAGTTGTTAAAGACTGGTCTTGGGAACGTTGCAGAGATGAGTTATTAGAACACACTGTACTTCTTTGTCCGACGTGTCATAGCGAAAGACATTTACTAGACGAACACGATAGTATAAAATACACATATGAAATTGATATTTGATATTGAAACTGATGGACTCAACCCAAACATCATCTGGGTTATCTGTGCTATCAAGGACGATAAAGAAGTAACAATTCAAATGCCTACTAAGGCTGACATTGAGCAGCTCTTGGAAGGTGTGACGGAAGTTATCGGACACAATATCATCGGTTACGACATCCCTGCAGTTGAGAGATTGCTTGGGGTTTCTTTTGACAACGTAAAGATCACTGACACGTTGGTGTTGAGTCGGTTGTATAACCCTTCGCTTGAAGGTGGTCATTCATTAGGTAAGTGGGGAGAGAGACTAAAGTTCCCCAAAGGAGATTATAATGATTGGACTGCGCTTACGCCTGAGATGGTGGGATACTGTCAGCAGGATTGCAGGGTTACTCAACGACTCTACGAACTTCTCGTGGGAAAGCTTGAGGAATTTGGAAGTGAAAGCATTGACCTTGAGCACAACATACAGAGCGAGATTGTTAAACAAATCAGCAATGGATGGCTCCTCGATCAACGACGAGCATTCGATCTTTTAGCAACACTACAGGAGAAGAAGAATGAACTTGAAGACATGGTTCGTGAGGTGTTCCTCCCGCTTCCTACTTTTATTAAAGTGGTTAAACCCAAGTACAAGAAAGACGGTGGACTTTCATCCGTCGGACTTAAGTTTCTTGGAGATCTGTGGGTTCACGTCGGCGGTGATTTTAGCCGTGTTGATTTTCCTGAATTCAATTTGGGCAGTCGGCGACAAATCGGAAGATACCTTCAATACTTTGGTTGGAAGCCAGACAAGTTCACAGAAACAGGTCAGCCAATAGTTGACGAGAAAGTCTTAGAGAACGTTACAGACATTCCAGAAGCACAGCTAATTGCTGAGTACCTATTGGTACAGAAACGTATTGCTCAGGTGCAATCTTGGGTAGACGCTGTGCAAGCCGATGGTCGTGTTCATGGTCAGGTGAATGCAATCGGTGCTGTAACTGGACGTATGACGCATAGCAGCCCTAACATGGCTCAGGTTCCTGCAGTGTACTCTCCGTATGGTGAGGATTGTAGAAGCTGTTGGATCGTGCCTGAAGGGTACAAATTAGTGGGCGTGGACGCCTCAGGACTAGAGCTACGGATGCTCGCACATTACATGGGTGATCAGGAGTATACCAATGAAATCCTCAACGGAGATATTCATACTGCGAATCAAAGTGCTGCAGGACTCGCTACACGAGATCAAGCAAAAACATTCATCTACGCTTTCCTCTACGGAGCAGGAGATGCAAAAATCGGATCAATTGTGGGAGGCAGCTCTACAGTTGGAAAACGACTTAAGGATAAGTTCCTCGAAAATACTCCGGCTCTTGCAGAGCTTAGAGAGCGAGTCGCAACAGCAGCAGCTAGAGGCTACCTTCGCGGGCTTGATGGACGACGTCTTTGGATAAGATCTGAACACGCAGCTTTGAACACACTTCTGCAAGCCGCAGGTGCTATTGTGATGAAACAATCTTTAGTAATCTTCAGCGACTTTGCACAGAAGTGGGGACTGACTTATCGCATGGTTGGTAATATCCATGACGAAGTTCAGATGGAGGTGCTTGAGAAAGACGCAAAGAATGCAGGGTATCTCATGGTAGAGAGCATTAAGGCAGCAGGGAAGCACTTCGATATGCGTTGTGACCTAGACGGTGAGTACAAGATAGGCAACAACTGGGCAGAGACACACTAATGGAAAATACATTTCAAAAAGATCTGAAGATAGGACACGAAGTTGAGTTACAGGTTCTAGATATGGTTCGTAAGAAATATCCAGAAGCTTATCAGTATGAAGGTTACTGCAAGGAAGGTGATATTTATATCCCAGAGCCACATGATAAGTGGGTCGAAGTTAAAGCAGATTTTATGTCTCAAAAGACCGGAAACATTGTCGTTGAAATAGAGTTTAACGGTAAACCTTCAGCCCTTTCGACAACTAAAGCTTATCGTTGGGTTTTCTTCACAGGAAACAAGTACATAATCACAACCCCGAACCGCTTACGCAGAATGATTCAGGATTATGACCTTAAACCCGCTACATTTACAGGTAGAGGCGATTCGTGTCCTAAACAAGCTTATCTAGTAAAACAGCCTTTGATAGAGAAGACAGCTATTAAAGTAATTGACCTGTAGGCAAAACTGTAGTATACTATAGTTCTACTTTGGAGAAATTAATGAAACAGATTGAAACACTCATTCAGGATATTTATGACCTGTTAGAAAATCGTAATACCCCTGAAGGTGTTGACGTAGATGCCGAGATTGACAAGTTCGGTGAGGCAATGAAAGACTTAATGAAGAAGGAATTCCTTCCTCACCAATATGGCAGCCGTAAGTTGCGCCTAAGTGCCATTGGTAAGCCTGATCGCCAATTGTGGTACAGCTACAATGGTTACACTGGTGAGAAGCTGTTGCCTCACAACTTTATTAAGTTCATGTATGGACACATGATCGAAGAACTTATTCTGTTCTACACTCGCATGGCGGGACACACCGTTGAAGGTGAGCAGAAGCAGTGTATGGTAGAGGGCGTTAAGGGTCACATGGATGCTCGCATTGATGGTCGTCTCATTGACGTTAAGTCTACCTCTACCTTCGGCTTCAAGAAGTTCAAGGATGGAACTTTAGCTGAGGATGATCCATTTGGTTATGTTGCTCAGTTGAAAGCTTATGCACACTCTGAGGGTGATGATAAGTATGGTTGGGTAGCTATCGATAAGCAGAATGGACACCTAACGTATCTTGAGTACGACAACAATACTAAACATGAGAAAATTAACTATGACATCGCTGAGCGTGTTAACCACGTCAAAGAGATGGTCAAAGCTGAACAACCACCTGAGCGTTGCTATGAGCCAGTGCCAGATGGTAAATCAGGTAACATGAAGCTACCTACTGGCTGCTCTTACTGTGGCTACAAGAAGCATTGTTATCCTGATCTTCGTGGATTTGCATATTCTGGTAGTGTGCGTTTCTTAACTAAAGTGGTCAATGAACCT